CATGACTGTTTTGGTGCAAGACAATACTTATCGCCAGAATATCTGGACGAGTTGCACAAGCGATTGGACGATCGCTATTATCGACTAACAGAATCAGATAGATCTCTCTATAATCTTAGCCTTCCTCTATCAAAGATAAAGCACAATATAGATGGCCTTAGAGCCAAACAACAAGCCTTACTTTCTATGACTGGCAAGCAAGAACCTGTACGTGTTTGGATTTACGGAGCCCCAGGTGTCGGTAAGACACGACTTGGTAATGACATACGCGATGCTCTTGATGTCGCAGAATATCCTCGCGACACCACCGATAAATTTTGGTCAAATTACTCTGGCCAGTATATTTGTCGCTGGGATGACATCGCTCAGAAGACAGACCATGTCGATGTGACCGAGTGGCATAGTCACGCAAGTGAAAATGCTTCCATGTGTTCCGCAGCTGGCATACTTGATAAAGGTATGTATTTTACGTCACAGATAATGCTTGCGACTAGCAATACTCTAGATTTAGACAAATCAGATAAGATTAGCAATATCCAATCCTTTAATAGAAGACGCGATCTAGTTATTTATGCTTATAATCCAATAGCAGCAGCTCATCACAAAGAAACAGGCCAAAATCCACCAGAAGAACATTTCAAGAATGAACCCACCCGGTTTTTCCTTCTCAAGGGTTCACCAGCTCCAGGAGATGATTGTGCTCCACCAACAGATGCGAACGTTATCAACCACCCGCGTACCATTTGCGAAGTGGATATGGGCATGATGATGCTCATGATTACCAACATGGTTAAGAAAAACCGTGAAAAGCGGCGAAAAGCTCTGCTGATCAAGAAAGAATCACTCGGTAAGTTTATCACAATACCTGATGAACCTATCGAATTCGATAAGCGGTACACACAGTTTGACCTCATAGCTCATTCGAGAGATGAGGCCGTGCGTTGTTCGCGAGAATTTTTGAATCAACCAGACCAGCTTAGAGCCAGAGCTCTTGACATGGTTTATGATGAAACCAAAGATCCACATGACTTGATGTATGCATCGCTCAATCTCTCTCTGTCCTCAACAGAAAGTATTCAGGAGATGATGGATAATAATACTCTAGTGTATAGAATGCTACAAGACATTCCTGCTAGGCCTCCTGCCCAGCAGGCTTTTCAACCACAGCCATTCCGAACGCGTGTATTGCGCGAGTGTCATCCTATAATAGTAGCTGGTCCACCAGGAACAGGTAAATCCACTCTTATCAAGAAACTCACTCAAGAGAATCCCTCATGGAAATACTATTCCCCGCACGAATTTGCACAAACTAGCCTCGCTGACTTAATGGCAAGCGAGAAGGTACTTATAATAGATGACTTCACCATCTCACAAGAGAACATGGATAAATTCTTCCTCTTAATGAACGCATATTATGATGACGACACCAAGATTCAGTTCATAGTTGCCTTATGCAATGATGCGCTTATAACGGAAAAAGAAAAACGCGATTTGCTTATACGCAGATCAGTCTACGTCTTACAACAACCGACGTGGCACGTTACCAGAGCTCAAAGCTTTGCAAGAATCCGTAACAAGCCTATCCCCGCAGTGTGGCAGCTATTAAAAGAAGCAGGTGGCGATAGATCTAAGTGCGAGAAATATCTTAAGGTTAGGAACATTGGCAACAAGCATGAGTTTGATAACATGCTTTCACCTCTCTCAATAGATGCATTCATACAGAATGTAGTTGAATCTGGAGTGAAGAACAACACTATTGTGGATGTTGAGGAATTTATTCTTCCATATCCAGATCATGTTGATTTTCATGTGTGTTCAACACTTACTGTTGAAGAAATAGAACAGTTTACCGGCATTACAGACGTCTTTATGAACTCAAGTAAGATCTCTATTACTGACGGTCAAGGTAAGCCACAGCGCTTTAGCGACATAATGGAATATGCCAGGACGGCATGGGATATTTTGAAGCAAAAGTTCGTGGAAGACCGAAGATTCGTGACTAGAAAGTTTAATGCCCAGAATATCACTCTTTCTAAACCGGTTACAATAACTCTTAGTACACCAGATTACTCTTATGGATGGATACAAATGGAAGATTCACCGTGCCTTATGTTTCAAATTGAAGAAGGTACGCAACCAGCTATGACCATGTTGTCTCATAACAAGGTGATCATAGGTGATGAAGAATTCGACGACCCAGCAAGTGAGAACTGTAGAAAGGCACTGTGTAAGCTCTTTAATACTAACCCAGAGTCAGTGCAGAAGTTGTTGCCCAACAAATCTAGCGAAGAGCTCGGGCGCTCGCTAGTTAGAGCTAGTCCTATGGGACAGGCTCTAATAGGCGCCCTTGACCTGCTTATGCTCGGACTGCGCGGCTTTGCTTTTGTAACGCTCGCTGCGTCGCTCGGTGCGTCAACGCCTGAAAAGGAATCCGAGGAAGAGCAACCAGAAGCTACCGCTGGAATGCCGTTGGGTTCAAGAGAACCAGATCGCAAGAATGTAAATAAGATGCCTGTTAAGCGGGCACCTGCTCCACCACCACCGGAGTCAGCCAAACCAGAAGACGAATCGGCCAAACCTTATAAGTCTGGCTACGAGGGCATTAATGTCTTTCCAACTATTCGCCTTAAGCGTGAACTTGAGGCCACTTTACCAGAGTGGCAATTGCTTGTACATGAGGATGGCTCCTATGGAGTCTTGCATGCTGAAAGTGTGTATCTTGCGCGAATGCAGTCTCAAGGTGTATATATTATTACTATACTCGCTTTAACCCCGAAGTGGTCAGCAGTTGATTGCAAGTCACTAGACGGAAAGTATAAGACTATGGCTAAGAAAGAGTACGATTGTGCTCCTAGAATAACTACTCACCATGATCCCGCAGCCCTTAAGGGTCTTGTCGGTATCATGATAAGTGTTTCCAACTTAGGCCATGATATAAATTCACTGTTCGCGACAGCTTTCTCAACAGGCTTTCCCTTAGATATTAAGAATAAACGCGTGCTGCCTTCAGCAGCCGTTGAAATCTGGAATAAACTTCCTGTTGCCCCGCCTTATGCACTCAAAGAGAAACTTAAGAAACTCTTCCCTGTATCATATAAGAACTTGCATGAGAAAACTGAGCTCGAAGCTATGGTTGACGCTCAATCGCGCGATCACGCCGAAGTTATTTTGCAGAATGCTGTTACTTTTGACATTAATGGAATGCACCATGTGCATGGCATAATGCTCAAAGAGCGAATCGGCATTACTGTCGCCCACTTATATCCAGGCGCTACTCTTCGTGATCAAAGCGGTAAAGAATTACCGTATATTCGAGTGAAGGAATGCAAATCATGGGATATCTGTGTCTTTGAAGTCACTGATAGTCAACGAAATGCGTGGCCTAATATCATGAATCATTTGGTTCGTGATGCTGATTTGGAACGCATTTGGGTAGATTTGCAAGCTTATGTACCTATCTCTCTCAATATTCCATCCCCGTATGGCTCTAAACGCCGATCAGATAAGATTTATCACGCTACCATGCGTCCCAACACTACTGTTAAGCGCACTGGTTTCGGCGGAGAAAAGGCTGTTTATTCAGCTTACATAAATCAACTACATATTGACTCTGGAGTTTCTGTAAAAGGAGACTGCGGAGCACCAGTTATGATAGTTGATCCCACCATTGCCCATAAATGGTGTGGCATTCACCGAGCCGGAAACACAACAGCTTCAATAGGATGTGTAGTGACGTATGAGTTTATAAACTCTTTACTCTCCTCTACAATAGAACCGGAATCACAGATACAGTGTGCGCCCATTGAACCTCTTAAAGGCGTCACTATGCTAGAAGAACCAACAATAGATCCCAAGACCAACCTACTTCATGTAGGCAATCTCGATAAACCTATCTTTCTACCCACTCAGACTAGATTAAGACGAACAGGATTTTCTATCGATGGTTACGATGATTGCGAGCCAGCTATACTTTCACGCAGTGATCCACGAGCTGACAACAATGACGTCTACATACAGGGCGTCAGTCGTTACTCTCAGCCTACCTCCGGAGACGTAGATAGTGCTGAAGTGGCGAATGCTATGTATGAAATCGGTAACGAACTTGCCTCGAAGTTCATTGTACAACGTCAAGAAGTGGAAGTATGGACTAAATCCGATGCTATCAATCGCCCTCCTTATCAGAAATACAAGATGGCAAAACCTCTTGATAGAGGTGGCTCTGCCGGCTATCCACATGTTATGGATGGCAAGTATAAGACTAAAGGCGATTTCCTCCAATTCAACGAGAAACATCAGAGATGGTATTTCAAAGATGAACCAGAAGCACAACGAATTTCCTCTAAGATAGATAAACTTATCTTTGACGCTTCAATAGATAAGATCCACCTCAATCCATTCGTCGCTTACTGCAAAGATGAAGCGGTCAAATTGGCCAAGATTTACGATGTAAATCGTAAAACTCGGATCTTCTTTTCAGGAACCGCCGAATATCTAATAGCCTACAGAATGTACTTCGGAGCAGCAATGCAACGAATCATGGAAAACTACAATAGTCTCCCCCCCAAAATAGGAATGGCAGCCAATCACTGTGCTGACTGGAATATTTTGGCGTATAGATTAGCCGCAAAGAGCGAGGATTGTTGCTTCGCTACCGATCTTAAGAACTATGACTCCTCAATAGCCAGCGTCTTTATTAAG